AATGCATAATTCATAATGCATAACTTCAACAATGCATAATTCATAATGCATAACTTCAACAATGCATAATTCATAATGCATAATGCATAATGAATGTGGAGCGCGGGGTACGAAGCAGGAATACGAGTTCAGAGCGAGCGGAGCGAGCGATTACGTGAATTGACCGCGGAGGCACTCCGCCTCTGCCAAAGCGAAGTATAACCCTTCCGTCAGCCTGACGGCTGACACCTCCCCTGAAGGGGAGGCTTGCGGGGGAAGAAAATCTATCGAAGGGCGGCGAAAGTGATGCCGGATGAGATTCTGAATAATGAAACAGAAACAGGAACAGGAACAGGAACAGAAACAGGAACGGAAACGGAAGCGGAGACGGAAGAAAGCGCGATGCTCGCGGCGGTAAAGACCGCGATGCATATTTCCGGGGACGACATGGACGGCGCTTTGGCGGCTGACATCGCCGCCGCAGTCATGGATATGCAGAGAGTGGGCGTTGACGCAAGTGAAAGCAGCACAGCGCCGCTCGTCATTAAATGCGTGGAGCTGTTCTGCAAGGCAAGCATTGACTATCTGGCGCGCGGGGCGCAGTTTCTGAGTTGCTACAAAGCGCTGCGCGACAGCATGAGTCTTTGTGCGGACTATCAGCCCGCGCCGGAGGTGCACAGCGATGGAATTTAATAAAATGGTGCACGCGCAAGTGCGAAAGCAGGCGCAGGGATCGGCAAAGGCTCAGAGCGTTATAACAGATGATATCATCTGGGCGCAGGTGGACGAATGCTCTCTCTCATTTCGCGCGAAGCTCCAGGAGATGGGGCTGAAGGGGTCGAGAGTTGTGTATTTCTGGCGCTCGGAATTTGAAAAAAAGCCGTACACCCATGTCGTCATCGACGATAAAGCCTACCGGATCGAATCCACCGCGGCAGCTGAAAGTCCGCTCAGGATCAAGGCAGTTATCAGTGCCGACGGCAGAGCCGCCGGCTGACTGATGGCGAAGCGTAAAGGAAGGTGCGGCAGATGAATGAATTTTTCACGGTGGAGATGCCGGATCTGAGCCGTCTGCGTGAAGCGCTGCTCAGCGCTGACGAAAACGTCCGCGCGGCGGCGATCCGCGGAGTAGAAAAAGGCGGCCGGAGGATCCTCGCGGCGCAGAAAGCGTATGCTCCGGAAGAACTCAAAAGTCATATCACGATGGAGACCGAAACGCTCAAAGACGGGACGGTGCGCGCAAGGTGCGGATATCAGAAAGAGCAGTTCAGCGCGGGTCCGAAAGGCTGGTCGTTCGGTTTGCAGGGAGCGGTCGCGGAATTCGGCAGTCCGGGACACAGCACAGCGAGAAGAGCGAGCCAGTACTACGAAGTTTACATAAACGGCAAGCTCAAAAAAAAGAAAAAACGCAGCAGAACCGCGCAGCCGCATATCAGGCGCGGATATGACGAGCAGATCGAAGCGGCAGTGCAGGACGCGCTGAGCGAGCTTGACCGCGCGGCGGACGTTTTCAGGTAATATCAAAATATCAAAGGAGTGACATATATATGAGGGCGCTGATGGCGGCGATTTTATCAAGTCTGGGATATCCGTATTATTTCTTGCAGGCCGAAGAGCCGGAAGAGGAGGACGGAACATATATATGCTATGACTTCTATGAATATAATGGGCTCAGCGGCGACGGCCGGGAGGCGCGGCGGCGCGTGACCGTGACAGTGAACATTTACAGCCGCGGCGAAAACGAAGCGGAGGAAGCAATGGAAGAGCTGAGGGCGCTGATGGAGGAAAACGAATTCACGCCCGGCGGCGCAAGCTGGGACGGGGACGCGGAATTTCCGGGATATATCCGGAAAACAGCGGACTTTTACAGCGACATTGAAAATTAAAAAAACAGGAGGAAAACACTATGAGCGATTCATATAAGATCAAGCCGATATATAACTGCAAAGAACTTTATATCTGGCCGATGACGGACGAGGACACCGAGACCTACGGCGACCCGGTTATCCTCAAAACAAGGCTTATGACCTATGACGACAGCGTGAGCCCGACCAGTACCGAATTTTACGGGGACGGCGAGGTCGTACTCGTTGACGTGGACGAGGGCAAGGGAACGCTTGCGATCGGTCTGCACGGTCTGAAAAACGAGGAAATGAAGAAGATCTTCTCGATGATCGAATCGGGCACGACGATCAAGACATACAGCGAAACGGGTGAAGAAGTGCCGCCGTACTGCTGTGTGGCGCTTATGGCGCAGAGAGGGAAGACAGTAGTCAACCTGCGAAAATGGCCGAAGGTCAGATTTCAGAAGATGCAGGAATCTGTTCAGCAGAAGACGCAGCAGAGAACGTACAGCACACCGACACTGACGGGCGAATTCATTAAATGCGAGCGTCTGGGATATAAGAGAGCGCGCGCGGAAGTCGATCTCAGCACCGAGGACGGCGCGGCTTTCAAGACCTCATGGTACAGCAACGCGGATTTCTACTATCAGGGTCAGACCGTACAGGGCGGAACAAACGGCCAGACGGGTGGCGAAACAGGCGGCGGAACCTGATGGGAAACCCCTCCGTCAGCCTGCGGCTGACACCTCCCCTATAAGGGGAGGCAACCCCTCCGTCAGCCTGCGGCTGACACCTCCCCTATAAGGGGAGGCTTGTGAGGGGGGAAAGTTTTGATGATCGCGGGGAATAGAAATGTTAAAAGAAATAGAAAGACACTGGGGCAGACTCAATGTAGGGGGCAGGGAGTACAGGGTAGTTATAAACCTGAATTCGATGCTTTACCTCGAAAGTTGTGGTCTGCCCTACGATCATATATGCGACGAATTGGCCGCAGGAGAGCTGAAAGCTGAAACTGTGCTGAGGATCGTCCATGCGGCAATGTGCAGCCTGCCGTGGAACCGGAAAGCCGTATCTGCGCGCAGGTGGGACGCGGTGCGCCCGACACTCGCACAGCTCGGGGAGATGATCTACCCGAAAGACCTGCCGGGGCTGCGCTCGGAGATCACAGCCCTGATCGCGCAGGCAATGCCGGACCCGGACAGCATTGACGAGAGCAAGGGCGGCGGCAGCAGTGACGCAGGTGCGCTGCGCGCTGTATTCTGCGACATCATGGGACGACCGGACGCGGAATTCTGGGGCGGAACATACCGCGAAATATTCGGGAGGATTGACAGCTATCTCGAGGCTAAGGGCATGAAGGAAGAAGCTGTGCAGATACAGTACATGGACAAGGAAGACTGAAACAATTTACAATGCATAATGCATAACGTCAATAATGCATAATGCATAATGCATAATGCATAATGAATGAAAAATTAAGGTCAGAATAAAGAAGAAGGTGAGAAAGTGGGAAGCGGAAGAGAGTTCACGGCGAAATATGGGGCGAGTGTGACGGGCTTCAAGTCCGGAATGGAACAGATGGTCGCGGAGCTTGACAAATACAATAATGCTCTCGTCAAAAATCAGCAGCAGCAGCGCGCGTCAAATAAGATCATAAGCGAAGCGCAGAAAGAGCTTGACAAGCTTGAAAAAGAAGCGAAAGCCGGCGGCGGCGCGACCGAGGAGCAGAAAAAGAAAATTGAAGAGCTGAACGCGAAGATCGAAGCGGAAACAAAGCTGCTCGGCGAGCTGAAAACAGAGCAGATCGGCTTAAAAAGTGCGATAAGCGACACGACAAAACAGCTTTCCGAGCAGGACGGTGCGGCGAAAAAGAACGTCGACGCGATGGACAAATATAAGGATTCGATGAAAAACGCAGGACAGGCCGGAAAGGAGCTTGCCACGGAAGCCGCGGCTGTCGGCGCGGCGGCGATCGGGGCGACAGCAGGTATTTACGAATTTGTCAAGGCGGGCGCGCAGTGGGCGGACGACCTGAATACGCTCTCGAAATATTCGGGGATCACAACGAACGAGCTGCAGAAATTTGAATATGCGTCAAAGCTTATCGACGTAAGCTCGGAAACCATTACAGGCAGTCTGACAAAGCTTACGAGGAATATGCAGACCGCCAAAGACGGCAGCGGCGCGGCGGCGCAGGCGTTTGAAAACCTCGGCGTCAGCGTGACGGATGCGAGCGGAAACCTCAGAGACCGTCAGGATGTTTTTTACGAAGTGATTGACGCACTCGGAGAGATAGAAAGCGAGACCGAAATGGACGCGCTCGCTATGAACATTTTCGGCAAGAGCGCGCAGCAGCTCAACCCTCTTATCAAAGGCGGGGCTGAAAGACTGCGCGAGCTTGGCGATGAAGCGGAAAAAATGGGGCTGATCCTCGACCAGAAAACGCTTGACAATCTGAATGAATTCAACGACAGCGTTGACACTCTCGGCGCGAAAGGAAACCAGATCACAAAGATCCTTGCATCGCAGGCACAGCCGGCGGTCGAGGGACTCGTGAAGGTCGGGGACGAGCTTTTAGCGGAGATCAAGGAACTTGCGGACAGCGGAGAGCTCGAAAAATACGCAAAAGAAGTCGGGGCGATGATCGAAGGCGGGGCGCGGGCGCTGAAAGATCTGCTGAAATGGATCGCAGACAGCAAGGAGATGATAGTCGGGTTTACAGCTGCGCTTGTGGCGTTCAAGGCGGCGATGTCGATCGGGACGGTAGTCAATAATCTGGTGATCGGGCTGAAAGCGCTGAAAGGCGCGCAGGACAGCGCGGCGGCGTCGCAGATCGCGCTGAATACGGCGATGAATGCAAACCCGATCGGGATCGTTGTCGGTCTGGTCGCAGCGCTCGCGGCAGGGATCACGGCGTACAGCTTTGCGGCAAATGCCGCGGCGCAGGACACCGGGGAATTTGCACAGAACGTAAAAACGGCGAAACAGGCCTGCGAGGAATTTGACGCGGCGCAGAAAAACGCAGCCGACACTTACAAAAAAACCGTTGCGGACGCGGCGGCCGAGGCGGCAACACTCGAAAAGCTCAACGAACGCTACAACGAACTGCGCGCGCAGGCGGCACTGACGGCAGCGGAAAAGACGGAGCTCGAATACACTGCGCAGCGCCTTGCGCAGGCGCTCGGGGTTGAAACGACCGAGCTGCAGAGCCAGAGCGGACAGTGGCAGGACGTGACGGCGAAGATCGAAGAATACAACACAGCGCTCAAAGACCGCGCGGAGATCGAAGCCCGGGAAGAATTGTACAAAGAAACAATAAAAGAGCGGATCCGTCTGGAAATGGAATATGCCGAAAAAGAAAAAGAGGCGCGCAAGTATTACGAAGAAAACGCCGAGGCTATCCGGCAAATGAACGAGATCGGATATATGAGCGAGCTGACCGAGGAATACAAGGCATATAATAAACTGACAGACGGGCTGAAAGAGCTGCAGAAAAGAATTGACGGCGCAAAAGAAAGTGAAAGCGAATATGCACGATCCATCAGCGAAGCGTCTGAGCAGGCCGAAAAGCAGGCGAGCACTTCCTCCGGAGCGGCGGCGGACATCAACGCATACGGCAGCATGGTTGCCGGACTTGCCGACGACTATGGAGAGCTTGCGGACAGCATAAGCAGCGCCGATGACAAACTCACGGCGGCAAACAAGGAATTGCTTGACAATCAGCAAGCCATCACGGCGGCGCGGCAGGAGCTGAAAGAAGCGGAAAAGAAGCTGCGCGACTTTGACGAAGAAACCGACCTCAGAGACCTTTATGACACATATCGCACACAGTACGAGGGCGCAAAGGACAGGATCGCGCAGCTGCTGACTGAGCAGGTCAAACTCCGGAAAAACGTCGCGGACATAAAAGAAGAAGTCAAAGCCGCAGGAGAAACGGCAGAGGACGCGATCAGCGGAGCGCTCGGAGAGCTGGAAAGCCTCGGCAGTCTGCTCGGCAAGGTCGAAAAGGAGATCACGGACAGCGGCAGTCTGAGCCTCGGGACGCTGAACAGTATCATAAGGAAATATCCGGAGCTGACGGGTGCTGTTGACGACTATATAAACGGTCTGACGGACGAAAAAGAGATCATCAGCGGGCTGAAAAAAGCGTATGACAGCGACATTGACGCATACCAGGCGGCGATAAGCCTCAAAAAGCTCGCAAGCGGAGAATTCACCGAGGACATGAGCAAAGCAAGCGCGGAGCTTGTGAACAAGTATAAAGAGCATTACGGGATCGATTTGCAGAATTTCACGACAGCGGCGGCTGCAAAGGCGGCAGTACAGGACAGGCTTGACAAGGCGCTTGAAGCGGCGCGGGAAAAGCAGGAGGCTGTACGGGGAAAGTATACTTTCGGAAGTTATCAGGGAAGAAACTACATCATCTCCGGCGGTGAACCCTACTACGAAGGGACAGCGCAGTACACCGCGGCAAGAAAAGAAATGGACAAGGCAAACAGCGGCATTGTTTCCGCGGTGAAGGAACTGAAAGACTTTGACGGCGACGAATTTGCGAAAACTCTTACAGCCGACCTGCTGAAAGCTTACGGCGGCAGCAGCATTGACGCGCAAAAGCTCCGCTCGCTCGGGAAAAGCCCGGAAAGCACCGCCGGGAAAAGCTCAGGAGGCGGCAGCGGCAGCAGCGGCAGCAGCGGCGGAAGCGGCGGAAGTAAAAACACGCTGTGGACGATGAAAAGCGGCGGCGTCTACGGCGAAGGCTCGACAAAGCTCGGCGCGTGGCTCAACTGGCTCGACAACGGCACTGCAAGAGGGAAAAACAGCGACAGCAATATCCTGAACGTGCTGCAGAAAATAAAAAAAGAAGGCGGCTGGACGCCTGCGGAGATCGAAACGATCGAAAAACGGATATATGACATTCAGAAAAAGATCGCCGATCAGAAGGCAAAGGATGAGGAAGACCGGCTGAAAAGTAAAGAGCAGAGAGAAGCCGAAGCGAGAAAAAAACAGGAGGAAGCCGAAAAAGAGGCGCATGACGCGCAGATGACGCGGCTCGAGTATGCCAAAGCAGCATATGAAAGATTTTACAGCGGCAGGAAAAAAAGCCTGGAAGAAGAAAACAAAAGGATCGGCGAAAATGCGGCGGCTGAGATCGCAAAGCTTGACGAAGCGGCAAAAAAGAGGAAAGAGCAGAAAGAGGACGACGATATCAGGAAAAAGCTCAGGGAAGTTGAGGACCAGATCGAGTTCGGGCAGAATGACGAATTTACATTAAAACGGCTAAGGCGGCAAAGGCAGGACATACTGGACGAGAGATCGGACATTGAATTTGACAGAAATCTTGAAAAACAAAAGATCAGTATTCAGCAGAAAGCGGAAGAAGCGGTGCAGAAGAACACGCTCGCGCTCGAAAAGCTTGAAAAGGCAATGGAAAACGCGGCTTATACCTTTGCAAGGGCCGGCGGCACGCTCAGCGCGGCGCAGGTCGTCAATCACAGTACCGCCGTCACGAACAACAACTATCTGCGGCAGGGGCTGAGCCTGACGGATTATATGTCGCTGATCACTGCGCTGATATAAAGGGGGCGGCAGATTTGAGAAAAATGAAATACATAAACGCCCTCGGGCAGGAAATATTTTTTGGCAACAGAGCAAAACTGTTTGTTGAAAAAATGGAGATATTCTCAACTCCTGCAAGGTTCGGCAGTCAGAACCGGGCAATGGGGGACGGCGCGATCAGTTACGGGTACGGATTTGAACCGAAGCCGCTGAAATTCGATTTCGCATATTATGACCGTGACGGCGATCCGGTCATGAAGAAATACATCGGGAACGTATTCACACCGACCGAGGTGGGAAAGATCGTCATTTATACGCCGGACGGCGAAGAGCTGAGCATTGACGCGCATCTGACGGCTGTGCCGGAGTTCCGGAAGGTCAGCCGGAGAAAGATAGCGTGGACAGCGGATTTTGTTGCGGATTATCCTTTCTTCCGGGTGGGACGGCGGCCAAATTCGGTCACTGTGACAACGCAGACCGTAACTCTCAGAAATAACAGCCCGGTCAGGGTGCCGGTTGTGCTGAGATTCAACGGCGCGCTGACAGTAACGAACACGGCGACGGGAAACAGTTTGAGAATGATGACGACAGTAGGCGACTGGGTCACGATCAACACCGGGGATTTCACCGTCCGGAATGATAACGGGAGCGACTACAGCAAGTATCTTGATCCGGCAAGCGACATCGGGGACATTTATCTTGTGCCGGGGGTAAACACTCTGGCACTGACGAGCGGCGAACAAGCTCTCGGGTACGGCGTAACGGTGCAGTGGTATGAACTGAGAAGCGGGGTGATGTCATGAGCGAATTTGTAAAATTCTATGACGCGCCGGACGGCGCTCAGACGTGGTCATATCTTTTCCGTGGAGCAACAAAGAAAGCCTGCGAATATCAATATGAAAAAAACTGGTATGAAGCCGGAAGCTATACTCTCGTCTTCCCGTGCGGCGGCGATATTTTTGAACTGGCCTCTCTCGGAGGGCTGATCTGCATTGACGGCGACTGGCTCATAGCTGAAAATATCGCATATGAAAATGACATTCTGACGATCTCGGGAAGCGACACGAAGGCGATCCTGAAACAGAGGGTCGCGCTGTGGGACAGCGGCGATTATGACGCATTCGCCGGAACGACTGCCGAGTGTATAGAGCATTACGTCAATAGCAACTGCATTGATTCCGATACAGCGGCAAGGAATATCCCGATGACGTTCTCAGCCGGAGGCGTTACGGGGCTGACAAGGGACAGCTATATCGCAAAATATGACAATCTGCACGACATTGTCAGGATCTTCTGCGAAAATGCCGGGATAGGATATGACATCGAGCCGGATTTCAGCGGCGTCTCGGAGAAAAAGCTGAAAATGACGCTCCGGCAGGGGACGGATCGCAGTACAGAGCAGAGCGACCGGAAGAGAGTTATATTTTCGCCGAAATGGGGAAACGTGCAGAGCGAGACTTTTTCGCACGACATTTCAAACTATTACAATGCCGTATACGCTCACTGCAGTGCCGGGAACGCGTTCTACACTCCGGAAGCGCAGACGCCGGAAGGACTGAGCCGCCGGGAGTGCGCCGTAGAGGTAGGCGCGGAAAGCCAGGCGGACATTGTATTCTATGCGCAGAACGCGGTGAAAGAAAACATTGTTTATCATAATTTCAGCATCGTGCCGACCGGTCAGGGGCTTGGGGTCGATTATTTCCTCGGGGACATAGTATCTGTCCGGGATCCGTACCTCGGAAACACCTTCACCGGCAGGATCGAAAGCGTAAAAAAAACATACAGCGCCGGGAAAAAGACCGTTGAGATCGCGATCGGCAGCAGAAAAAAGAAACTGCTTGCGAGGATCGTTAACGGGCTGATAGACGGAACGCAGGGGAGGCGGTAGGAATGGAAAAGATCAGAATTTACAAAGGAACTACAAAAAAGCTTTTCGTCAAACTGAAAAACAGCGACGGCAGCGACAGGGAATATGACTCAAATGAATTTGTCCTGTATGCGATTTCGGACAGCAGGCAAAGAAGCGGCGTCGTTCTGAGCGGTCAGATGGAATATGACAGCGAAAGCGGAACCTATGGGCTGGAGCTGACACCGGAGCAGACAGACACGCTCAGCGAGGATGAAAGATACTGGATAGACGTTATTGTCAGGAATTTCGGCGGAGATAAGTATATTGCTGTGCCGATCCGGGAGATAATCGTCGAGCCATGTAACAGTGCGGGGGTGCTTTTGCAATGACAAATGACGAGATCATCGCTGTGATCAGCGAGGACGAGAGAATTGTCGGGATCGTGCTTGACGGACGGGGCGCTGCTCCCTCTCCTCCCGTTCCCTCAAGGGGCGATCACTACACAGATCAGTTGAACTATACTGCGGTCATGACGCAGGTCGAAACAAAGGAGGCTCAAACATAATGGGATATACAAAAGAAAGCTTGATGTTTTCCGGAACGGCGACTGATATATTTGAATTGCTGATAGAAAAGCTGACAGAAGCGACAGATAATATCACTGCCGGAGAAATAACAAAACATGAAGTCGAGACCGGAGTGCAGGCAGAAACAACTCTTACTGTATTCGGGATGTACAGTATTGCGGCAAGCTGCCGCACAACAGGATCGGGAACCTCGATGAAATCATATATTGATCTTGTCGTAAGCTACGGGAACAACCAGCTCGGAACTGTAACTCTTATGACAAGAAGCGCAGGTGCGGCAGGTCAGACCGGAGCGCAAAGATTAAGATTTATCGTTGCGGACAACAGTAATGCTCTGGTGCTGAGATTTACCGATCTGCCAAACTTCAATACAAGCTATATCAATCAGGATCTTCTTTTTGAGAAGAGTAAAAAGATATTTGCTATAAATTCATATACCGGATCGCAGGCGGCAACCAAAAACTATCTTTCGACAGATGGAACCGTCATATTTGCCGAAACAGGCAATACAACGCTCATATATGACAGGCTCGGATATGCTCTGACAGAGCCGGGAAAGATAGAGCTTATCGAAAGCAAGGTATTCACCTCTTCGGGAATGAAATCCGAGGAAGTGACAAGTATGTATGACAGCAGCACTGTCACAGTTGACGGGACATATCCTGTTGACGGGGTGAATTATTACGCGGTTGATGAACATACGGTAATGGTAATTTAAGGGGGGTGGTCACAATGGGCAACAGAGGATTGCAGGCGGTGCTTTCGGCGGCGTTTGCGGCGCTGACAGTATATCTTAATGCGCTGATCGTGCCGGTGCTGGTACTGCTTGTATTTATGATACTGGATTATGCTACGGGCATGGTCGGAGCTTGGCGAGCAAGAGAGCTGTCAAGCAAGGTCGGAGTGGACGGCATAATAAAGAAAGTCGGGTATATGGTGCTTGTCGTTGTAGCTATGGGCGTTGATTATCTGATATGGTCAGGACTTACAGCGGTCAATGTTCCGATCCCGTGTCAACTATGGTTCGGAATGTTGGTTTCGATATGGCTGATAATCAACGAGATGATATCCATTTTAGAAAATCTCGGCAAGATCGGCGTCCCGATACCGGAATTTTTGAAGAAAATCATCGGCAGGCTGAAAAATTCGGTTGAAAAGACGGAAACAGGAAAGGAAGATGTAAAATGACAGACAGAGAAAAAGTATTATCCACAGCAAGATCGTTTATTGGTAAGACAGGTAAAGATATCTGCCTTGATGAGCTGCATTTAGGTCTGATCTGCGACTGGTGCGCCTACAGCGTCAGCGCGATAATGAAAAGATGCGGATTTATCGGCAAATATCAGGGCGGCATCTACGGCTATGCGTCCGACGCGGCAAGAGAGGACAGCGGAAAGCTCGGGACATGGTTCCGCAAAGGCGAAAAAACACCTCAGCCGGGGGACTACATCATGTTCCGATATGCTTCGTTCACAAATCCGATCGACAAGTTCAGCGCGTCCCATGTCGGCATCGTCGAAGCGGTAAACGGGAACACACTGACAACCCTTGAGGGCAATGTTGACGGCAAAGGCAGCGACTGGGCGGGGACGTCCGTCTACAAGCGCAAGACACGTTATCTCAGCAACCCGGACGTTTATGCTTTTTATCGTCCGAAATGGCAGGGGGAGAGCAAGACAACCGGAAGCTCTGCCGCTGCAAAATCGCAGCAGGCGAATATAAACGCTGCAAAATCGCAGCAGGCGAATATAAACGCTGCAAAATCGCAGCAGGCGAATATAAACGCTGCAAAATCGCAGCAGGCGAATATAAACGCTGCAAAATCGCAGCAGGCGAATATATTCTATCAGGTTTTCTGCTGCGGACGCTGGCAGCCGGAAGTCAAAAACACAACCGATTATGCCGGTGTTGAGAAAGCTCCGACAATGGGCATTTACGCGCGTGTGCCGGGGGCACATATCAGATATCGTGTACATACTATTGGCGGCGTATGGCTGCCATGGGTCACGGACAGGGAGGATTTCGCCGGATGGGAAAGTCTGAACAAATCAATCGACTGCGTGCAGGCTGAGGTTATAGGCTTGCCGGGGTATACTGTCGAGTATCGTGTCAGTACCACAGGCAGTAAGAATTATCTGCCTTGGGTAAGAGGATGGAATGACAAAAACGACGACGGCTATGCAGGTATCTACGGCAAAGCTATCGACAAACTGCAAATGAGGATCGTTAAAAAATAACGCTGTGCCGTCCCTTCGGGGGCGGCAAATTTTTTTGAAAAAAATTAAAAAAATTTGAAAAAAAGTATTGACAAAGTACTATTAAAGTAGTATAATTAAATCAAGATAAAGAACAAATAAAAACCGACCGGAAACGGCGGAATAAAAAAAGGAGCGATCACTATGAAAGCAAAAATAATGACATGGGACGAATTCAGGGATATATGCAGTGAAGACGCGTATAACTGGTATCACAGCGGATGGACGGCTGATAAAATCACGGCAGAGGATATTCTCAACGAGTACCCGGAAGACTACTTCGAGGATGACACAGCGGACGAGTACGACGAGCTGTCAAGCGCCTTTACACCGGCGGAGTTCGCAGCAAAAACTTTAGAATACCTCGAAGAGCTTGAAAACGAAGAAAGCGCAGAGTGACCGGGCGCAAGCCCGGGTAATGCGGGAGCCGGAAACGGCTGCGGTCACAACCCCGCGAGAATAAAAAAAGGAGCGATCACTATGAAAAAGCTAAGCGATTATTTACAGGAGAGGCGCAGAATCAACGATTATAACGAGATCATGGAGGCGGCGAAAACCAGCGGCACGGTCGAGGTATACGAGATACAGAGCCGATATCTTGACGATTACTATGCAGAGCCCAGCGAAGATATCACGGAAGATGATATCATAGCTGATCTTGTCACGGATTCAGCCCCACTTAAATACTACGACTTTGACTACTTCCTCAGCCAGGAAAGGGCAGAGAAAGAGTTCAAAAAGGGAACTGAAAAGCTCAACGGCAAGGCGATATTCTTGAACCGGATCACGGTCGAGTGCAAGAAGATCGATTCACTGTACGAATCCGAAGCTGACGAATACGAGGGGTATGTTATAGACGAGGAGCCTCTCGATGCGGCGGCAAAACTCGCAGAGTGACCGGGCACAAGCCCGGGTAATGCGGGAGCCGGAAGGCTTCAGATGAAAACAGGGGTGACGATATGAGAAAAATAGCGGAGCTTCGGCGGGAGCTCGGTCTCTCCCGCTCACAGCTCGCCCGGCGCGCCGGCATCCCCGCGCGCACACTGGAAGCATATGAGCAAGGGCTGAAAGAAATCAAGAAAGCCGGGTATCTGACCGTTCGGGAGCTGGCGCACGCCCTTGGCGTCCCCGTCGAGACGATCGCCGGGAGATCTGCCACAGAGCTGAGGGCGGAGCTGGAACGACTGGGATATGCGCCGTCGTTTATCGCGCAGATGTCGGACGCGGAAGTGTATAAAACCGAAGACATTGACGACGGAGCCGAGTTGGAGGAGTACATCGACAAAATGATAGAAAAATCGAAAATGTGAGATAAAAATATCCGCTCCGTGTGCGACGGCAGCGGATATTATATCTTTTTGGGGTAGGGAGGTGCTAATTGTAAAAAGATATGAATTTAAGTATAAAAATATATTTCTATGTCGCAAGTGGAACGATAGAAAACGATTCTTTCTATAATGGATTTTAACAACTGGTTTTTTGTGCTTTCGGGAACGGCGGGAGAGGTCAGGGACGGCAGTATCGACATGATCCGGGATCGGAGTTTATGCACATCGGGAACAGCTTCGGGCGTCGTGGCCTGCTGCTGTTCCAGATGGGCGATGCGGTCGAGGATCTTCTGTCGGGCGGTCTTAAATTCGGACAGGGTATAAGCTTCCGATTCGTAGGCGTCGCGGATGCGATCAAGCTTCTTTTTCTCTTTGGCGATCTGGGCGTCGTAGTTTTCGGTTTCGGGCTTTTTTTGCTGGGATATAGGATTGATTTTCAGATCGCCATCTACGCCGGAGATGCGCAGAGCGTCAATGACAGCGGCATTCAGTTTTTTAATTGATATGCTGTGAGAGTGTCTACATTTTCCATGCGCGTAGGCGTAGCATTGGACGCCCGACGATGTTGCGCGGGTCAGCGTGGCGCCGCAGGCACTGCAGCGGCATAAGCCTTGCAGCATAAAAGGTTCTTTCGGGTCGCCGGAGCGCATATATTTTGTGCGCGGCGATCCTTTTATTTTTTTCTGCGTTTCGTCCCATGTTTTCATGTCAATGATCGGCGCGTGGTGGGCGGGGATTACGTTTGTATCGGCGGCGGCACCGGTGTAGTCGGTCTTGCCGTCAGGATTCCAGCGCATTTTACCGATGTATACAGGATTTTGCAGGATATATTTTACGGTGCGGTTCTCAAACGGGTTTCCGCGTCGAGTGCGAAAACCGCTATCATTTAATTTTGTGGCGATCGTGCGGACGGGGACGCCCGAAAGGAAATCCGAAAAAATCTGACGGACAAGCGGGGCTGTGTCAGGATCAGGGATATATACTCCTTTTCTTATCGTGTAGCCGAAAGAGGGGATCGTCAGAGCTTCGCCGCGGCTCGCTTTTTCGTTCATGCCGCGCTTGACTTCCTCGGACAGATTAATGCTGTAATATTCGTCCATAGCTTCGATCATTGCTTCGATCAGGACGCTCATTTTATCGTCGCCGGTGTTCTCGCTGATAGAAATAACGTCGATTTTACACTGTTTACGCAGCATGGATTTATAAACGATACTGTCCTCACGGTTCCGGGCAAAGCGGGAAAATTTCCATAGCAGGATCGCGTCAAAGGGTTTCGGTTTCTGCTTCGCCGTGCCGATCATGCGATTAAATGCGGCGCGTTTAGCTGTATTTCTGCCGGAGATGCCTTCGTCAACAAAAATATACTCGTCAGGCAGGATATAGTCGTTACGTTTGGCGTATTCGCGGATCTTTTCGAGCTGAGAGGCGGGAGAGTATTCAATCTGGTCGTCGGTGGAAACTCTGATGTATGCCGCTGCTGTTTTCATAAAAAATCCCTCCTTGAAAAATTGAGGGAGCCGTGCTATAATATATACATGGATTTTTTCAAAACATATTTGGAGTTGCACAGCTCCGTCCCCGCCGGTATTACCAGTACCGACGGGGAATTTTTATTGTTTATACTGCTGATTACATAAATAATTTGATATTTACTCCGTAGCTCCTGCCGTTGTCGCCGCCGGTGATCTCTTCGATATTAACGCGGACGGTGCGTCCCTGATCGAGGTAGGGCGCGACTGTTGCGGCGGCGGTGCGTTTCAGATAGCCGATATGCGTGTTATTAGCGTAGACTTTAACGGCGTTAATGTCATACGGGTTATGACGTTCACGTTGAAGATATGCGACGGCTCCGGGCTGTATGCCGGGGAGAATCTGCTGAATCGGGACGCCGTTCTCGTTCAGTTGGGACGTGCCGACGACCTTGCTGTAGAACGGCTCGAAATATGTGTAAGTTTGATGTTTTGACTTTTTGCGCCGTTCTTCTTCCTCGGCTTCGGCCTCGCGCTCAATGCGCTTCTGGTCCTCTTTGCTTTGTGGGTTAATCTTCAAAATCGAAATGCTTGCGCGGATCGCGAGAACGATCACAACGACGACCAGTATTATCATAAACCAAAAAAACAGATCCATAGTACGACCTCCTTAATTTTCAAGCTGATAGATGACCTGGACTACCTTGCCAATCACGCGGATTGACGTTTCTTTCAGATCATAGATCTGCGGTTGGTGTGCCGGATTGTACGACTGTGGGGACAGTGTGACTGTCCGCCCGGAACGGTGGAAGCGCTTGACGGTCGCGTCCTCGGAATTGACCATAACAACGGCGATCTCTCCGTCCTCGACGGTCGCCTGCTGACGGACAATAATGATATCGCCGTCACAGATCCGCGCTGCCGTCATGCTGTCGCCTACGACGCGCAGGCCGAAATACTCAGAGCCGCCGTTCAATTCGGTGTAGATATATTTTTCAATATGTTCGTCCGCATACAGCGGCAAGCCTGCCGAAATGCGTCCGAGAACGGGGATGCGGTGCGTGGGGTGGAAATCAACATAATTGAAATTCGGGGACGAAACGGGTGTAGGTTCAAATTTTAAAAAATTAGAATTATACATATATCTGCCCGGCTCGTCCGATGTTAATGCAAGATAGTCCGGCGAAACGTTCAGAGCTTCGGCAATTGCCTGCAAAACGGGCAGCTTGATTTTTTTAATTGAGCCCGACTCATAGCGCTGGATCGTGGATTTGTTAAAATTCAATCTTTTCCCGAGGTCGTCCTGAGTCATATCGCGAAGCAGGCGGCATTCTTTAATTCTTTTGCCGATTTCTATAGTGTCAATTTTCATATTATCACCTCCCATGTTTATTATACAATAAAAAATTGCATAGTGCAATACAAAATTTTTGAAATTTTAAAAAAAGTTGCAAAATGCTATTGACAAATGCAAAAAAATGATGTAATATAAAAATCAAGAAGTTGCAACACGCAACAGAAACAGGAGGTAAAAACATGGTCAACACGAACAAGATTAAAGCGCGAATGAAAGAACTGGATCTGACACAGGCAGACGTAGCGAAGCAGATGGATCTTGCAGCGCCCACTGTTAATCAGAAAATTAACAACGTCCGTCCTTTTGATCTGGACGAAGCGGGAAAGCTGTCGAAGATCCTCGGTATTGAGGCGAACGAGTTCGGGCTATATTTTTTTGCCGGTTAAGTTGCAAAACGCAACTTGAAAAAAACTCCATCTGAAAAAAACAGGCAGCAAAAAAACTCCATCTGAAAAAACGAGGAAAAATGGAAAGAGAAGCAAGATACCGGCTCTGCCGGAGCTGTGGGCGGAAGTGGAATGTCAGCGTAAAAAACGACGCGGGGAAAAAATACATATGCCCGCAGTGCGAAAAAAGAAAAAACGCGCATAAAAATAGTGAAAGGGGGCGGTACTATGGCAGGCAGGAAGAACCAGACGATAGGAATAAGAATTATGATGCGTGACGGCAGCGGTAGCTACTTTTGCGTTGTCGATCGGAGCAATGGCAGCGGAACGATAGACGATCCATATATCGACAGGACTGCCTGCGCGGAGCTGAGCAGAAGAGTAACAGAGAAGCTGAGCCGGACGGCAAGCGAACTGTACAGTCAGAACCCGGGAGCGTTCCCGGAGAAAATATTCAAATAACCATTGGAGGAAATCGAAATGAAAAAGAAAGTAAAAACACCGAAGACCGTTAAATTTGCGCTGTGGCTGCTCGCCGGCGCGATGGAAAAGGCAACAAGAGCCGACCAGGTGGCAATGGAGATCGCGATGGCGGCAGACAGGGAGACAATAGAAGCCCTGGGTGGGCAGTTCAAATGCGCCGAGTATTACAAAAAAACCGGCAAAGCATACGCGGAGAAAAAATGCTTTGAAACTGCCCGAAAGGGAAAGTATGCGGCGGTGAGATAATGATATTCATGCCGGTCAATGAGTATGGGTTCTGCGTGAACATTCACGATCCGCGAATCAGGACACGATATGAGGAGTACAAGACAAAAAATAATATTCCTCTTCATTTTCCTTGCTCAGACCAACAGCGGCTGGACTTCGAGCGGGAAATAAAAGAGGAATTTTTTGAGAAATATCCGGAACATTACGCGCGGATAAAGGATTATATACAGGACGAGGGCACAAAAAAATAGAAGCCGGCGGCAACCGGCTCCCGAAAATGGCAAGATGTTATGTAGTAACTATCCTTGTTTTTATTATAGCACAGGATACAAAAACTGTCAACAATGTCATTTTTAACTGCCCGACAGCGGCGAAAACTTAATAGCAAAAAATGCGGTTAGGAGCCGCTTTCGTCCTTGTACTTGTATAGTAACAATTCGGACACGGAGCGACAGGGAAATGATAAGAGAAAGAAAAATCAAGTCAGGGAAGCTGTTAGAGGTCGATATATATCCGGTGGCAAGGGACGGCCGACAGCTGCCGCGAGGATCCCCGAGCCGACGGTCGAGCCGGGAACAGGAAAAGTATAACCGGCTGAAAGCGAAAAAGCGGGCGGTCAGGCTTGTAAATGCGAATTTTGACGGAAGCGATGTCCTTATGACCTTGACATATTCGCCGGGACGATCTCCGGAAGATGAAGCGAGGGCAAAAAAAGACATAACAAACTACCTTGCGAGGGTCAGGCGATACCGGGAACGGAGAGCGAAAGAGCTGAAAGCAGAGATCAAAGCGCACCCGAAAAGCCGGAAGCTGAAAGACGAGCTGAAGAAGGCCGAAGCGCCGATGAAGTATATTTACACCCTCGAGACAAAGACCTACCGCAGAGGGGAACGGAAGGGAGAACGGAGTTGCCACTTTCATCTCTTCGTGACCGGATGCGGGAGCGGTGACCGTGACGCATATGAAAAACTATGGGACGGCAGGACGAACGCTGACCGCTTCCGACCGGAGAAATTCGGACCCGAAGCGGCGGCGCGTTACATATGCAAGGAGGAAAAGCCGGACGAAGAGCCGGACGCACCGAAAAAACACCGAAAAAAGACGTTTGTAGGCTCGCGGAATCTGAGCAAACCGAAAGAGAAGATCCGGGACGGAAAGATCACGCCAAACCGAGCGCGGATAATGGCGGAACGGCACAGTTCAGACAGCGGCTACTGGGAGAGATTATACAAAGGGTATAAAACATTAAAAATATATACCCGATGGAATGAATTTAATTGTCATTGGTACATTTCGGTGGTCATGTATCGCGGCGACGATGACCCGCCGCCGTGGGACGAAAAAATCTGGATAGACGAAGAATAGGAGGACAACCATGGAAGAACTGAAAATGATTAGCATTGAAAGGCTGATACATCACCCGGATAACCCGCGGAAAGACGTCGGGGACATCACAGAGCTGACGGAGAGCATAAGGAAGAACGGTATCATGCAGAATTTGACCGTCATCCCGAAGAAAGACCAGTTCGGGGATCAGTACTGGGTGCTGATTGGAAACAGGCGGTTCGAGGCGGCAAAGGCGGCGGGGCTCAGGGAGCTACCGTGCAAGGTGGTCGACGATCTGAGCCCGGCGGAGCAGGTTGGGATAATGCTCGAAGAGAATATGCAGAGAAATGACCTGACGATCGTCGAGCAGGCGGAAGGGTTTCAGCTGATGTTGGATTTCGGTGAAAGTGTTGAAAGTATCGCAGAGCGGACGGGATTCAGTGAGACAACGGTACGCCGCCGCTTGAAAATCAACGAACTGGACAAGAAAACGCTGAGCGAAAAAGCGGAAGCGTTTCAGCTGACGATCTCGGATATAACGGAGCTCGAAAAGGTCAAAGACGTCGAGGAGCGGAACAGGCTGCTGAAAGTCGCGTCGTCTCAGAGCGATCTGCAATTCAGGATAAAGTCAGCGGTGCGCCAGCAAAAGACGGACGAGTGGATATCCGAGGTGAGGAAAAAACTTGAAAAAAACGGGATCCCGGAAAACAAAGAAGCTCACAACGACATATGGAATAGCTCAAAATGGGAAATTGTGAAAAGATACAGAGATACAGATAAATGTGAAATAGATATAGAATCGCAGCCGGACGTCTGCTACTGCATCAGATACGATGAGTTTTTTATTCTGAAAAAAGCAAAGAAAGAAAAGAAAGTCGAAACGCCCGAGGATCGAGCGCGAAAAGAGACAGAAAAAAGAAAAAAACAGATCGAAGCGATAAAAGGCGCAATAAAAAAAGAATTCAAGGAATTCTTGACGGAGAAATTTCGAGAGACGGGGATTTTGAAGTACAAAATGAGATTTGAACCGTTGGAAACAAGGACGGCATGGGAGATCATGTGTGGCGGCAGTTACGCGTCAATATATAAAAGTCGACTGATTGAGCCGTTATGCCCGTCCGGATGGCACAGCCTGAAAGAAGAAGAGAGGATAAAAGCTAACAGCCAGCTCCGGCACGTGCCTATCGAGATACAGATGGCATGGGTCACGGTGGACGGTCTGACTGATACGATAGTGGATCACAACGGGGAATACTACGAGATTGTTGGTAAAAGATACGGGCGGCTGTATGATCTGCTGTGCGTTTGGGGATTCAGATTCAGCGCAGAAAATGAGGAAGAGTTTGAGTCCGTGATAAACGGGGAAAGCGAACTGTACGTCCGGGAGAAAAAGCAGGAGGTAAAGGAGTAGTGGCAAAGAAAAACTATCAGAAGACGAAGGCAGAAAGAGAACAGCATAACACAGCGGTCAAGGTCAGGAAGATGACGGACGAACAGCTCTGCGAGTTTCTAAACGATATACAGCGACAAAGCGCAGTTGAGACAGCCGAACGGATATGGAACGACGTGGTAATGCTGACTGTAAACGTAAAGACGAACACCGCGTCCCATGCGCTGAAAGAAATTAAAAAGGTAATTGGAGAGCTGAGAAATGAAAACGAGTGAAGCAATTGAACAGCAGCATTTGTTTCAGTGGGCGGCATTTGCTGCCGGGAGATATCCGGAACTGAATTTTATGTTCCACGTCCCGAACGGCGGCAGCAGGAATAAAGCGGAGGCGGCACACCTGAAAGCCCAGGGCGTAAAATCAGGAGTGCCGGACATATGTCTTCCGGTGCCGAGAGCGGGAAAGCATGGGCTGTGGATCGAACTGAAAGCCGGGAAGAACAAGACCACAGAGAGACAGGATGCGTATCTGGAATTTCTGAAAGAACAGCACTATCATGTGGCGGTATGCTATGGATGGGAAGAAGCAAGAGAGGTTATTCTGGAATATCTCGGAGGAAACAAATGAAAAAGATGTTTGATTTTATAGATTATTCCGTAGGGGTCAACTATTCTTTCTTCTTCGACAGCGGCATATTCGTTATTCAGAAAAACGGCAAAGAGATATTACGCACCGAGCACGCGATTGATGCGTGGAATTTTTTTGAAACTCGGATTGATGTCGCACCGAGAAAAAGGATCATCAAATCAATGAGGACGAAGCTGTGAAGAAATGGGCGCAAAATTTTTACACTGGATCAAAATGGAAAAAATGTCGAGAGGCATACATAGCCGAGAGAAACGCAATAGACGGCGGGCTTTGCGAAGAGTGCGGGGAACTCCCTGGATATATTGTGCATCATATTCTTTCACTTAACGAGGTCAATATTAACGATCCGGACATTGCACTCAACTTTAAAAATCTCAAATACGTCTGCAAAATTTGTCATGATAAATTTGATGGACATTTTTTTAATAATAACAAAAAAAATAAAGTTAATATGTCAAAAAGAGTATTGTTTTTTGACGAAAGCGGCGACCCATCCCCCCCTACTGACGAGTAAATACCGTGCCGGATCTACCGTATGTTTGGCAAAGAAATTAATCTACATGGAGGAAGTAAGGGGGTGTAGGAGGAGATGACCAATGAAAACGGACAAGGACGGACAAGGACGGACAAGGACGGACAAGGACGGACAAGGACGGACAAGGACGGACAAGGACGGACAAGGACGGACAAGGACGGACGGGTGCCGATAAGAAAAACCAGAAAGGAGGAAACGGAGATGACGGACAAGGCAAAGAAGCTCCGGTGAAAAAGATGCCGGGAGATGTGAGTGACGGAAAACTACAGCGTTCTGCGGGAGCGGACAATGGACATATGGGACAAGGAAATACCGCGGGTAAGGTTCAGGGCGGTTTGTCCGCGATGCCGAAACATGGTGGAGTTTGCGAGAGTCGAAGAATAGGAGGAGAACAATAAAATGAAACTGAAAAAAATGATAACAGTGTGCAGGAAGGATGGCGTTCTCGCTGTGGCGGATGACGACAGCAGCGGAAGATGGATAGGAAACGTCCGTTTCTGGTGGAGCGGCGAACTATACAGCGGGATGAGCGCGGAAAATATATGCCGGATGAATGACATTAGCCAGAAACAGATAGACAATATGCTGCTGTATGACAAGGCAGAGCTGCCGGAATGGAAAGACGCTGAAACGGCAGAGGCAGAGGAGGTCAGACTGGCGGGGTATGAGATAGTTTTTGGGGGGAGAGAAATAGTAGTGCTGTATACGGACGGAGGTCAGTATCTTCTTCTGGACGCGGACGCACTCGCGCCGTGGAACGGACTTGACGCGCCGGAGCTGTATCTGATACGCGATGCGGCGGGGCTGTGTCATATAAAGGCAATGGAGGGAATGATCCCGGTAGGACTGTTTGAGCTCGAAAGCGCGGACGTCCACGAACAGGCGCAGAGGATATTTGCAGGAAGAATGCCGGTACTCAGAGAGGAAGAAGACGATGATCATTGAGATAGAGTGCGCAGGGTTCGGGGCGGAAAGTAAAAGAGGAGGAAGAAAATGAGCGGAGGAAGTTATAATTATCTTTTCACAAAAGAGCCTGCCGAACTATTAGAGGATTACAATATCGAGCATATAGAAGAGATGGCAGACAGGCTGATAAAGAGCGGATATAAAGACGTTGCAAAAGATATGCAGAGACTCGCTGAATATTGCAAGTCGGCGAATCTGAGAATAAGTGTTTTAAGTGAGGAGTTATCGGATGTTATGCACGCTATTGAATGGTGTGCAAGCGGAGACTGGGGAGAAGACCGCATTAAAAATGCGGTTGAGAAATACAGAAACAGAGGTGAAGGCAATGAGCAATGACAATTACAACTATGAAAGCCCGATTATTCGCATACAGAATGAACTTTTTGCAGAAGTGGTAAAAAAAGAAGAAGATCAAATGATGTGCGAAGTCAGGCAAACGATCGGATATCAAATTGATAAGGCTGAGTTGATAAAAGCGTTAAATTATGATCGTGATCAGTATGATAAAGGTTATCAAGACGGTAAATTAGCTGCTAAGAGAATAGGACAATGGATTATTAATTCAGATGGCTATTATCCGTATTGTTCGATATGTCATAATGAGCCGAAAAATGGGAAAATGACAAATTATTGTCCTGAATGTGGAGCATACATGAAAGCGGAGGCGGGAGATGATGGGAAGTAAGTATTTTAGGTCCGAAGACGGGAAGACGTATAAAAACCGGAACGGTGAGGACAGCGGGAGCTGTGAAGCCGGCGGGGATCAGCGGGCGAAAGAGGACAGCGGAAAATTGAGATTGGAGCTGGTACCGCGGGAGATCATCAGGAATATCGCGGCGGTCAGGGAGTACGGAACGCGCAAATACAAGGATCCGGAAAACTGGCGCAGAGTCGAGGAGGAGCGTTTCAGGAATGCGGCGTTCAGGCATTTTTTAGCCTTTCTCGATGAGCCGGAGGGTGCAGACGAAGGAAGCGGCCTGCCGCATTTGTGGCATTTAGCGTGTAATATCGCGTTTTTATGTGAAAAGGAAAAGGAGAGAGGAACGTGGACAGGGAAAAATTTTTAACAAGAGGCAAAAGCGGCGGAAAGTGGGTCGTAGGGTATTACGCCGCATTTCGGGACGGTGAGGAAAATTTCGTGCACGTCATCTTCACGCAGGGCTGCCGCATTGATAGCTGCGGCGCGGATAAAAGGTTCCGGAAAGTGGACGCGGCAGTCGAGGAGGTGGAGCCCGAGACAGTCGGGCGCTTTTCGGGGATATTCGACCGAGAGGGGCGCAGGATCTTCGGCGGAGATTTCATCGAGGCAGAAAAGCCCGGAAGTGAGCGGAAAGAGCTGATGGCGGTATTTGAAAGCGGCGGACTGTTCGTAGCGATGGACAAGACCGCGGAGTTTACAGTACTCGGCGAGATCGGCAGCGAGAGGATAGAGGTCGTCGGGAATATCTATGACGACGGGAAGCTGCTGAAAGAATTTAATGAAAGCGGAGGCGGAAGATGATGGGAAGTAAGTATTTTTCGTGAGGGGATCAACTTCTGAGACCTATGTGTCAATGAAATGCCCGTGGTGCGGGCGTTGGACAGATGCAAAAATAAGAGAGGAGGTGCGGCAGTATGGAGCCGGAAAGTGAAAGAGAATTTGAAAGAGAATTGAGGGCGGAAGTTATTTCGTGCAAAAGGCATACGGATATCGCGCAGCTGAAAATGGACTTTGCAAATTACCTTATCAGTCTGAAAACGGAGAGCGACGCATACGATGATATGATCGGAGCGGCGGCCGCGGAGATCGCAAAATTTATTGACTGGCTGGAAAACTTCAATAATGCATAATGCATAATGCATAATGCATAATGAATGTGGGGCGCCTGCCGGTCGGACAGGGCAGGCAGGGAGGCACTCCGCTATAAAAATTAATTGAAAAGTCTGAAAACACGGAGGGGTGAAAGTGGCGAGTTTTAAAAAATTGAAGGAACGCATCGCGGCGATGCCGCCCGGGGCAAAAAAAGACGTGCTCGAAAATCTTGCTGCCGAGGCGGCGTTCATGAAAATACAGCTTGCAGCGCTGCGAAAAAAAATAAAAAAAGACGGTTGGGAAGAGGAGTACCAGAACGGCGCAAATCAGAAAGGCATTAAAAAAAGCGTTGCCGGGGACACATACAACCAGCTTTTTAAGAATTACTCGATCTGTCTGCAGAAGATCAGTGATCTGCTGCCGCCGGACGAAGTGAAGGACGAGTTTGACGAATTTCTCAGAAAGAAAAGAGAAAGGGGAGGAGATCAGAGTGAAGGCAAGGTTTGATTTGCCACCGACAAAGGAAATGAGGGCGGCTGCGGAAAAAGTGATAAAAGAAGCGGAGGCGCAGATAGCGCAGCAGCAGAGGCTGGCGATAGTCAGAGAAATGAAGATTTCGTGCATAGTGCTGAACACTTTGTTCGGTTTCGGAGCGGATCGGATCGGGAAATTTATTTGCGAAATGGAAAAGCAAAGCCGGGAAATGGCGGAGCGGCCGGAGCAGTGGTATTACGTTGACGAGTATCTGCGGGAGAAGCTCGGCGTCGTTTATGATGCGGAGGATCTCGAGGAGCGGGAGCTGCACAGCCGGATGATACACGAGGAGGAGGGACGGAAATGGAGGAAATACTGAGCGGCGCAGAGAAAAAAGAAAAAAAGCGCTGCGCTGTATGCGGTGAGCCGTTGGGGGATCGCAGAAAGAAATACTGTTCGGTCGTCTGCAAAAAAAAAGGAAAGATCCAAAGCAGTGGAGAGCGGAAAAAATGCGTCATTTGCGGTGAGCCGGTGGGATATCGCAGAAAGAAATACTGCTCGTTCGTCTGCGAAGAAAAAGGAGAGATACAAAGCACAGGAGAGCGGAAAAAATGTGTCATCTGCGGAAAGCCGGTCGGCCACCGCAGGAGAAGATACTGCTCGGACAGCTGCGCGGCAAAAGGAGAGATCCAAAGCGCAGGAGAGCGGAAAAAATGCGTCATCTGCGGAAAGCCGGTCGTCTACGGTAGAAGGAGCTACTGCTGTGAAGAATGCGCGAAAGCAGGACAGAAGAAAAAATATTCAGAGTGGCAGAAAGTAAAAAAAGAAGACGGACATAGCTGCCGCGGATGCGGCACTGTTCTATACGACAGAAAGCAATACTGCGATAAGTGCCGTCAGGAAAGCCTGCGTCAGGCGCATATCAG